CTTCGTGGGTGTGTATTTCTTCAGTTTTCTCAAAATCTCACCTCCGGGCATAAAAATAAGCCGCATTGCTGCGACCATCGAACTATATCGTATAACGAGGAACACACCCTTACGGGCGGTTCTTCGGGAATCTTCTGCTTTAATTGTATTCCTTCATCAGAATGGCAAGTGCCGTCTCAGTTGCTTTATCGGTTGGGGCGATGTCCAGCCCTCTGTCGTAGTTGTAGGTGATTTCGCCGTTATGCTTTAACATCAGCTTGGAAATTCTGCCGCCGTCAATGCCGTAGTCCTCACTCGGTTCTTCATAGTGCTTGACCCAGTAATGGAAAATGCTGTTCTGAACCTTGATGCTTCCTTCTGCCCACATGGTTTATGCCTCCCTTGCTACCAGGTTAAAATCCGTAATGCTGTAACCGTTCTTTCTGCAGTAATCGCAAATCCAATCGTCTGCGGTTCTTGCGCTCTTGAAGGTTTTGAAATCCATCCAGACCAGCTTGCCCGGCTCAATGGCTGTTAATGCTCTTACTACCCAAATCGTGTTCTTTTTCATGGTGTGTACCTCCGTTTGTCGTTGTTTCCCTTTCGGTGTACACATATTCGCTCTTTACGGCAGATATAGCAATAAGATTACTACACAAGGTTTTCTCCAACATCTTGTGTATATCTGGTATCAATATGCTATATCCTGCGCACATCATCTTCACCATAGATCACATTCAGATGGGAGCCGTTGTCCCAAGCCACAAGGAGCGATGCCGTATCATCCACGCCCTCAACTGTACCTCTGGTGCCAATGGGCGGAGCCTGCACATCGTCCATGTGCAGAAGTTCCACTCTTGTGCCAGCCGGGTACTGCCTGCGTACCTGTTCCACAATCTCTTTACGCGGAAATCTCATCATCTGCCGCCTCCTTCGCTGTTTTGAATGCGCTGCTGCCTGTCAGATTTTTCAACAGAATCTTTCGGTCTGCCTTATACTCCGCACCGATGAAGCCAAGCCGCAGGAGAAAGCACCGGAATGCGTATTTCTCATTGGTGACTTCCTTTTCGGTGGCATTGATGCGTTTCTGCTCCTTGCTCATTTTACACAGTGCGGCGATGAAGTCCGTATAGGCTTTCGCCGTATCCGCATCTGGGCAGGTATCGAACCAAGGGAAGGAAATTTCATCCTCGGCAATTTCTATCGGAAGTTTTGTGATGCCCAATGCCTTTTTAATAAGACTGCCTTTGGCATCAAGCAGCTTTGTAAGGTTTCCGACTGCGGCCTTATCAAGCGGAATCGCCACCGTAAGACCGATGTTTTCGCCCTGTGGCTCGGCAACTGCGTCCTCGGATACTTCCTCGGTGGTTTCTTCCTCGCCGCTGTCGGCGGCAGTGTCGGGCATTTCTGCGGCAGTAAAGCCACGCTCGGCGAGCTGCTCCAGCAGATTTTCAATCTCCTCGCTGTCTGCCCGGTCATCAAACTCCAATGCACCGTCCTTGGTGACGGTAAAGTAGTCGATTTCGTATGCGCAGGTCGGCATAAATTTATATACCGCCGCAGCTCCTGTAATTTCTGAAATCGCCTTGACCAGTGCTTTTCGCTCTACTCCTGTTCTGTTAAATTCAATCCTCATCGTGGATACCTCCTTGTTTTTTTTCGGTAGTACATGTATCACTCTGAAACCGATAAATAGCAAGGATTCTGCGCGGTTTTCGATGTAGAATACCATGCCGGTTATTCTGTGGATTGTTGTGAGTAGTACACAATGCCCGCCAGCACAAAGCAGACATTCGGAAGTGCCACACCGTTGCCCCACATTTTATACTCTGCGGCATCGGAATACGGGTCTTTCAGCCATTTGATGATCTGTTTTTCCGTCTTTGGTTTCGTGGAAGTCCCCACGATTTTTCTGTGGGTTTCAAAGACCTCAGACCAGTATGCGATATCTTCTTCGGTCGGATTTTCCGTACCGAGATCATTGCACCACCAGTCCGGGAATCCCTGTAGCCTTGCACATTCCGTTGGGGTAAGCCTGCGGATAATGTACTGTGGTTCTTCCGCTACGGTCGGAGGGTCTTTGTAGTCCGTTGCCACCAGCGTATTCGCCAGATTCTCTTCCGCTTCAGTATGGTAGGAGTTTTTGCTCGTGCTGTAGACGAGGGTTTCAGAACCGCCGCCGTACATTCCACCGCTTGCACGAAGGGAACTGCCTGTATTGTTTTCTACATATTTGTCATAGGCTTCCTGCGAGAATGCCACTGCATGACGGTCTGCCGTATTGAGCGTAAAGCTGACATCTTCTCCGATGCCGCTGCCCTGGGGACCGTTCTTTTCGGCTCTGCCGATCATGGAGCCCTGCACCGCCACCACAGCCATGCCGCCCTGATTGCAGGATGGATTGCCGCCGTTGGCATCCAGGCAGCGGCTCGTTTCTGCTTCATAAAAGCCGCTGTGCGGATTATCCGACTTCATGGAATTGGAATCCTTGGAGCAGATACCATAGCACTTGGGTACAAACACCGTCTGGTCGTTGTTACAGGAGAGCGTTGCCGATTTGTTTTCCTGTATCAATGCGCCCTTGCCGCCGCCCTCACAGCCGGAACGGATTTTCAGCGTTTTCGGCGTTTCCAACACGAACGGCTGATTGTTGCCGCCCATTCCATAAGTAGAAGAAACCGTCTGTGCCACAGCAAGCGGACCCTTATATCGGGTATCCTGACTGTGATTTTCAAACACAAGCGGAGGATGGTTGGATGCCGCACGCAGCGTTGCGGTAAAATCCTCCGTCACATCCATCCGCTGACCGCCCTGGTCGTTTAAGCACAGGCTTGACGCTCCAACGCTTTCTTCAGCACCTCCGGCAGTTCCTTGCCACGAACGGAAGCCCTGCGGAGTATACCCTGACACGCCTTCGGACTCAAATAATATTTTTCCGGCACTCCCGCCATCAAGATCTGCGACAAGGTAGATTCGTTTTCTTCGTTGGGGAACTCCCCAATACTGCGCATCGAACAGCCGCCATGCGAGGGAGAAATTCTCTCCCATGATGCAGCCTGCATTGTCCCATTTTCCGTTTGGAAGTTCAGGCACAGCATAGTCTTCTCTTTTGATTTTGCACAGTGAACTGAGGACTGCCCGGAAGTCTTCGCCTTTGTTGGACGAGAATGCGCCCTGGACATTTTCCCAGACCACAAATCTTGGATACTTGCCATTGGTTTTACACCTCATTTCTTTCACGATCCGCACCGCCTGATAGAAAAGCGAGGAACGCTCTCCGTCAAGACCGCTGCGTTTCCCGGCCACCGACATATCCTGACAGGGACTGCCGAAGGTGATGATGTCCACAGGCGGGAGGTCAGCACCATTTTGTGCCGATACATTACCGTAGTGTTTCATCTGCGGCAGCCGTTTGGTGGTAACACGAATAGGAAACGGCTCGATCTCCGATGCCCACAAAGGGGTAATGCCGGAAATCAAGCCGCCTAAAGGAAATCCGCCGCTGCCATCGAACAGACTTCCCAGTGTTAAATTTTTATTCTCCATCGGCAGGCACCTCCAGTTCATCAAAACGAATGGTCTTGCCGTCACGCACCACAGACACATTTTCCGCAGTGCCGACCTGCTCAATATAGCGTTTCACGATAACATCGCAGTATTTCTCGTCCAGCTCGATGGTGTGGCAGATTCGGTTGGTCTGCTCACAGGCAATGAGGGTACTGCCGCTGCCGCCGAACGGGTCAAGCACGATGCAGTTGCTCATGCTGGAATTTTTAATAGGATAAGCAAGCAGCGGGACCGGCTTCATGGTCGGATGGTCACCGTTTTTCTTCGGCTTATCAAACTCCCAGATAGTGGTCTGCTTGCGGTCGGAATACCACTGATGCTTGCCGTTCTTCTTCCAACCGAACAGGCAAGGCTCATGCTGCCACTGATACGGAGAACGCCCCAGCACCAGCGACTGCTTTTTCCAGATGCAGGTGCCGGACAGGTAAAAGCCTGCATCTGCAAATGCCTTTCTGAAATTCAAGCCTTCTGTATCTGCGTGGAACACATAGATGCTGGCATCGTCTGCCATCGCTTTCTCCATACAAGTAAACGCATCGAAAAGGAACTGATAAAACTTGTCGTTTTCCAAGTTGTCGTTCTTGATTTTGCCCGCAGTGCCTTGGTAATTGACATTATACGGAGGGTCCGTCACCACAAGATTGGCTTTCTTGCCGTTCATCAGCAAGGTGTAGCTTTCTTCCTTGGTGCTGTCACCGCACAGCAGTCTGTGGTTTCCGAGCAGCCACAGGTCACCGCTTTTTGTGACAGGCGGCTTTTCCAGTTCCGCATCTACATCGAAATCATCATCTTTCGCATCGTCCGCAGTATCAAAAAAGCCTGCCAGCTCTGATTCATCGAAACCAGTCAGACTCAAATCGAAATCTTCTGCCTGCAGAGCTTCGATCTCTACTTTCAGAAGCTCCTCATCCCATCCGGCATCCATTGCCATACGGTTATCTGCCAGGATGTATGCTTTTTTCTGTGCCTCGGTCAGATAGTCCACAAACACACAAGGCACTTCGTTGATGCCTTCTTCTTTCGCTGCCATGATTCTGCCATGACCGGCAATTACATTGAAGTCCCGGTCGATAATGACGGGATTGATAAAGCCGAACTCCCGAAGGGAAGAACGGAGCTTGTTAATCTGCTGTGCGTTGTGGGTACGAGCGTTATTCACATAGGGAATCAGCTTGTTAATGTCCACCAGCTGCATTTCTGTCGTAGTCTTGCTCATCGTCCTCACCTCCATCAAAAAAGACCCCACTCGGCAAATTTCTCGAAACCACCGATGGAGTCTATATACTCTTTCGCTTCTGCCACAATGTCAGCATATGGAACGCCGTCTACCGTATCATCGCCAATGGCGCACACCAGTGATACAGGCTCTCCTAAATCCTGTGCCTTCAGAAAAGCGTGGATATTCACAGACACATCTGCTTTTGATAGGTCTTTCCCATGCAAACCGCCGCCTGTAATGGAATCCGCCATATCGGAACCCAGCTTTCTGTTGGTAGCTCCGGTATCAACATCGGTGCCGCCTGTCCAGTCACCAAGGGGATTGACCTCTGCATTCGGATAATCGCCCATGAGGTCGTAGCTGTCAGCATTGCTCTGGCAGATGATCAGGCGGTTGCCGTCCAGAATGTACTTTCCGTCAGAAGTGTACTTTTCATAAATAGAATGTGCAATTTCGGACAGTTTTTTCTGTTCTTCCGTCAAAGGCACACCCTTGAAAATACCATTGTCACCACAGCGAAACTGTCTGGATTGATTTTCGGAAAGATGGGTATCCTGCGGAACGATCACGATATCTGGCTGTACATCTCCTGCAATGCGGTTTATGGCATCCATGATGTCACGAATGTTCAGTTTGGCATCGGTTTCCACAATCGCATGGCAGAAGCCATGTCCAATCAGTACCTCGACTGCAATTTTAGGATTTTCTTCTGCGGCATATGCCAGGTCAACGATTGCTCCGGCAATGCGGTCTGCCACCTTATCCGGGTGGCTCGGATTCACTTTTTCTATCATGCTATTTTCTCCTTGCCCGGAGCAGAAGCTCCATTGTATCGTTTGGATTATCCTCGAACGTTTCAGTGCAGTTCTGCTTTACGATGTCGTAAATCTCGTACCAGATGAGGTTTGCACTTTTCTGGTACTGCTGACTCATCTGCACAAACGGAGAAGTAATCACGCCGCCTGTAGTCGGATGCTTGCCGAGCAGACCGTAGGTGCTGGTTGCTTCCTCGCACTGAATATATCTGGCAAATGCCTGAGCGTAGGCTTCAATCAGTCTGGGATTGACCAGCTTCTCACAGTTACGCTCTTTCAGCCACAGCCAGGTTTCCTTGTAGATTTCATCCGCACCGAGGGGGACACCGTTTTTCTGCCTTGCCGACAGGTAATCGCTCGGCTTTGGCATATTCATGCCTTCCATCACAGTTCCTTCCGGCAAATCAACCGCCTCCAGTTCTGTGGGACTCAGTGTGGGAATATCATTTTTCAGTATCTGGACTTGCTGTCCTTTTTGTATTTTCTCGGCGGCAGGTGCCGGTTTATCTCCGGCACGCACTCGTCTGCCGCCACGATTTGTGCCGTCTTTCGCCATAATTTCTATTTCCTTTCTCGCCCTGGGGTTTAATACCCCGTTTGAACTGCCGTTTTTGTGCGTTTGAGGGGGCGCCGTTTTCCGGGGCCTAAAGCCACAGAGATTTTGACCGCCCCTACCGGGTCACGCACGCAGCTATCTGTCACCAATCTCATGGTGTATTTTGTTATGACAGCTCCTGCAAAGACTCATCAGATTGCTTCGGTCATGGGTGCCGCCCTGTGAGATGGGAACCTTGTGGTGTACCTCATCAACCGGGACAAGGATGCCTTGCTCGAAACACCTCTCGCAGAAGGGATGCGCCTTAACATAGCTGTCACGAATCCGTTTCCATGCTCTGCCGTACTTTTTATGCAATGCTGGGTCACGACTGTAATGCTCGTAGTTCTTCTCCATCAGCTTGCGGTGCTGTTCGCAGTATCTGCCGTCTGACAGATTCGGACATCCGGGGTAGGCACAAGGCTGTTTCGGTTTTCTCGGCATCGGCTCACCTCCTTGTCGGCATAAGAAAAGCCCTCACAGGATTGCTCCCATGAAGGCTGTCCTCATTCTTTTTTGCTATTATAATATTACCACAGGGCGAGTGTGCCATGCTGTGCCAAAGTGTGCCAAACCGTGCCAACTTTTAATTTGGAACAGAAAAATGCTGCAATGCCATACCGTGAATGCGGTGTACCGAACGAATCGACACATTCAGCATCGCAGCGATTTCTTCCCATGTACAGTTATCCAGATAGCGATACCGGAGAAGCAGCTGCTCATCACGGTTATCCAGCTTATCGATTGCCCTGTTGATTTCTTCCTTGAGGCAAATCAGATACGCTACCTTTTCTTCCACGCTGTGCTGTATCTCATCAATCTTTTCCAGACACCGTACAAACGGAGCTTCTGTCGGACGGTTCGGATTATGGTGTTCCTCAAAACTGCTGCCTGAGACGCTGCTCGATAAATCTCTCCAATAGTCAATCTCACGCAGTCGGCAATGAATCAGTGCGTCCAGATGCCTTGCCTGATTCAAATACTCCTTGGCCGTCATGCTCCCACCTCCTCTTGCAGGCTGCGGATCAGCATCTCTCCATCCACGCTTGTCAGTGCCGAATACCACTGCGACCGGAAGAAACGCTCGACTTCTGCCTTATCGGATTGGGCGCTCCTGTTGCTCGGATTCCTGTCCAGACATTTCAGTGCTGTCCGATAATCCTTTACTGCCTGCAGAATGATTGCATTTGCCAGGTTTTCATAATTTGTTATGCTGTGATTCTTACTCATGTCTGCCACCTCCGAAAAAAGAATTCCTCGGATTGACTCTCATTGACTCTGATTTACAATTCTGCCTTTACCGCTTCGATAAGTGCGGACTGTGTGCTGTCCTTATCGGTCAAGGCTTTCATAATGCGCTCATCAATCGTACCCTTGGTTACAATGTGAATGACCGACACCGTTTCTGCTTTCTGCCCCTGGCGGAATAGCCTGTCCACCGTCTGGATATACAGCTCCAAGCTCCATGTCAGTCCAAACCAGACGATGATATTTCCACCCTGCTGCAGATTCAGACCGTGTCCGGCAGATGCCGGGTGAATCAGACCTACAGCAATCTTTCCGTCATTCCAATCCCGGATACTGGCATCCGTAGAAATGCAGGAATAACTGATTTTCAGTTTTTGCAGCCTCTTACTGATGCGTTCCAGATCGTGCTTGTACCAGTAAGCTACCAACACAGGTCTGCCATTTGCCGATTCGATGATGTCTTCCAGTGCATCCAGCTTCTTATCATGAATTCCGATCACTTCTCCGTCATCGGAATACACCGCACCGTTCGCCATCTGCACCAGCTTTCCGGAAAGTGATGCTGCATTGGCGGCAGTGATTTCACCGCCTTCGGTCAGCGGAAGGATTAAGTCCTTTTTCAGCTGCTCGTACTTTTCCTTTTCTTTTTCGTCCAAGGTAACTGTATATTCCGAACTAATCAGTTCAGGCATCTGCAGCAGGTCGGTTGATTTCATGGAAATCGTAATATCCGATATTTTGCGGTATATTTCTTCCTCTGCACCCGGCAACAGCTTATAGGAATACACGATATTTCCGTTGCACCTGTCCGGCTTGAAATAGGAATTTCGGTACTGACCGATAAATCTACCAAGACGCTCTCCCATGTCAAGGCATCGGAATTCTGCAAACAAATCCATCAATCCATTACTGGACGGAGTACCCGTAAGACCGATCACCCGTTTCAGTTTTGGTCTGACTTTCATAAAGGACTTGAACCTCTTTGACTGCCAGTTCTTAAACGAAGAAAGCTCGTCCAGCACGCACATATCAAAATCAAATGGCAGTCCACTTTCATCGATCAGCCATGACAGGTTTTCACGGTTGATGATGTAAATGTCGGCATCTGCCTGCAGTGCGGCGATACGTTCTTCCTGTGTGCCGACCGCCACCGCATATCTCAGGTCGGACAGATGGTCCCATTTCTGTATTTCATCCGGCCATGATACCTTTGCCACACGGATCGGTGCTACAATCAGCACCTTCCGTACTTCAAAGCTGTCATGCAGCATATCGTCAATGGCTGTGAGTGCAATACTGGTTTTGCCCAGTCCGCAGCCGAGTAATATTGCGGCTACCGAGTGCGTTTTGATATATTCGATAGCGTATTTCTGATATTCATGCGGATTGAATTTCATCAAGAATCCCTCCAATCTGCTCCGGGGCATCAAGGACATAAACCCGGAAACCTAATTTTTCTAATAATCTGTGTCTGGAAAGCTGCAAGGGTCTTGGTTTTTCTCCCGGTGCTTTTACTTCCACCATGCCAAACTTCCTGTGCGGCAGAAAAACCAATCTGTCGGGCATTCCATCAAAGCCCTGGCACACCCACTTAGGGCAGATGCCACCACGCTTTTTCACTTCCGTCACTAACTGCTTTTCTATCTGTTTTTCTCGCAAGGCTGACTCCTTTCATCAGCGGGATATTTTATAGGCGGTGACGCTCGTGTATCTCTATCCTTAAACTCTCTATATAGAATATTTTTTATATTCATATAGGACTTTTATATAGAGAGATACACGAGTGACACCTTTTTTCGTTATTCCACTTTTCAGAAATGACTGTCCCGACCGTCACCACACTATGTTGACCGCCAAAATATACAGCGGAAAATATAAAAATCTATATTTTGAGTGTCATGACCGTCATCGTTTACTCCAAGAAGTCCTGTCCATCCTTCAGCTTGAGACCGACAATGACACGACCATTTTTCTTCCTGTAACGGAAAAATCCCGCTTTCTCCAGACTTCCGTAAAAGTCAGAAGTGCTTCTGACAAACTCACCGCACTGAATGCACGACACCCTGTACTGCTGATACAGCTCCCCGGACTTCTCCGAATAAGACGGATCGACATCGCAGTGTTCTTCAATAAACTGCCCCAGCCAGTCGTTGTTCTCCCGGTACTCGTTAATAGCATCAACCACCACCTGCGGCTCGGTGAACTTAAATCCCTTATTGATGGCAATCTCCGCACCCTCGATAATCCATTTCATGATGGCAGAGCCTGCGTGTTCAAAAAGGTAATCGGAGAAGTTCTTGATATCCGACTTGCCTGTGATTTTTGCATTGAAAGGAATGACGATCAGTCTGCGCCAGGTTCCGTCATCATTGGCAGATACCTTCGGCAGATGGTTGGTATACAGCACCAGCGTATGTGACGGGTCGAAATGGAACGGGTCCTTATACTTCTTTTCTGCCTCAATAGGGTCAACGCTGCAGAGCTGCTTTACCATACCTGTGTTCAGTCGTGTGCCTTCTTCCAGCTCCGATGCAATGATGAGACGCTTTCCTTTCAGTTCTGCCATCTCAGGCTTCACATTGCGCTTGCAGTTCATGGTCAGTGCCTCAGCAGAGATTTTGCCGGAGTAGTTTCCAAGCACACGAGCAATAGTGTTCCAGAAGGTGGACTTGCCGTTGGCACCGCCACCGTAAGCAATGATCATATGTTCCGCATACACCTTGCCGACTGCTGCCATACCTACGATTTCCTGCACATAGGAAATCAACGCCTTGTCCTTGCAGAAAAAGGTATCCAGAGTGTCCAGCCAAAGCTGCATCCCCTCATCTCCCGGAGAGCAATTTGTCACCTTAGTAATGAGGTCATCCGGGTCATGCGGGTGCCCGCCTACCATGCCTTTGGTAAGGTCATAGGTCTGCTCCGGTGTATTCAGCAGCTCTGCATCGTAGTCCAGCTCCGAAACATCAATCGCCAGCATCGGCTTTGCCGCATTCTGTGTATTCACGATATTTTTATAGTTGCGATATTTCATGACGAACTTATGGTAGGTCTGCGCACCAATCAGTGCATACAGCAGTCCCATCTTTGCGGCAGGAACAGCCTTTTCCAGCGTCTTGCCACCTGCACGGACAGATTCTTCCGGCACTCCTGCTGCAATCAGTGCATCTTCTGCACTTTTGATGGCTTCATCCGCATCCGCAAGCTGAATATCCAGGAAATTCTCCGTAATGCCGAGTGCTTTCTGCGTATCCTCATGCCAGCGGTCACCGCAGTAAGTAAGGAAACCCGTGGCATTGGTGAAACGCAGACAATCCATGTTCTCTCTCGACAGCACCTTTGCCTCGCCAATATCGGAATAGTCCTCCGGCTTCAGACTACCGGCACCGAATTCATCGTTGAACTTGTCCGGCGGGATATATCCATCCTGTGCCTGAACCTTAGTGGCAAACTTCACAGCACTCTTCCAGATGGTATCCAGCTCCGCCTTGGACAGCGGCGGCTCACATTTTTCGGCACGCTCCATATACAGCTGATATGCCTTGTCCGTAATGCCGAACTTCTTTAATACACGCCCGGCAAAATGCGACATCGTATTGTTGCGGCTGCCCTCTGTGATAGAACCGCCCATATAAATCGGCATAGCGGCTTCTTCCTGCTCCAGCATATCGGTTTCGTCCAGGTCTTCATCAATCTGAAGAAAACCGTCATGCCATACCACATCATCCTCTGCACATTTACTCCCGAAGAAGAAACGGGCGGCATCGACTGCATTATCATCAAAGAACGCATACTTTTTCTGAATCGCACTCTTGACCGCCGCATACAGTGTTGGATCGGTGTAGTCTGCTACCGGGAACAGCACATGATATTTCGGACGAGCTGCCTTGCCGTTCTTTTCTTTCATATGATTGCGGCTCGGAATCAGCACAAACTGCATATCCTCCAAAATTTCCGTGAGCTTGTCCGCTGTCAGCCATTCCTCCGGTTTTTCGGAGTGATCGTTATCACAATCAAGCGGGATAACAGATGCCGAAATAAAGTTTTCAATGCTGCGGTAGCTGTCCTTGTACCTTGCAAACACCTGATCCTGTGCAATAGCCTCGACCAGTTCTTTCTGATTGGTGATCTTCTTTTCGTGCGGATACAGGCAGTTTGCCGCTTTGCCAGTGCAATCCGCAGTGTATAAAATCAGTTCCATTTAATCTGCCTCCTCGCAGTCTTCCGTAAAATAACGGATTTTCATGTTTTTTCGTTTTGCCTTGGCAATCTCGGCGTTCATGCCTTCTGTAACCAGTTCTCCGAACACCCATAGCTCCTCGCATTTGCCAAGCAGCACCATGTCCATAAACAGAGCAAGCTCCCGTTCTGCATCGTCACTCATAAACTGTGGAAACAGCAAATGCGGAGCAATCGGTATCGCTTTGCTGTCTACGGCATATCTGCTGTATTTTTTTGCTCTTTCTATATTCCCGGATACATCCCCGGAAAATGGGCTGCATATATACACAAGCGGTCGATACCTCGCAGCTTTTTCCTCGCGCTCGACTTTTGAGAGTGCCTCGTAGGTCGTTGGGTCGTAATACCCCTCGCTGTTAAACTTACTGATAGTCATCGAATCCCTCCTTTCCGATTAGTAGGGATAGACTTCTCCCTCTGGCAGTTATGTATTGCGATTTCGACTTTTTCCGTTTTATGAGCAGCGTTGATATAAAAATTTGCACTATATTTTTCCTATATAAAAAAGGAAGTCCCGTCCATAGGTTGTGTGCCTGTGAACGGGACTTTTTCTGTAAATCGGAAAATCAGCAAACTTCAATACATATCTGCTGTCGAGGGAAGAACGAAAAATATTTTTCAGGAATCCACTCGCAAAACGGAAAAACAGCTTTTCCAAATACATAGCTGTCAGAAAGGGATAAACCTTTCGGAAACGGAGGTGCTGCAAAATGCAGGATGCGATGCGAGAAAACACACAGCCGCTTGAGCCTGACGCAGTTGATGATGAACTCATTGATGTTCTTATCACCATCAGCGTGGTAGCCAAGAGGCTGGCAGAAAAACTGAAAACCAAAGCAGAAAACGACAAGGAGTAATGGCCATGAGTAAAATGAGCGAACTGTCGTTGGTACTCGATGACATGATTACCTGCGGCGAGAACATGATCAAGGCAGCAAATGCCCTGAAAGAAATCTTTTCTTCTACTACAGAAGAAACCACTGCAGCTCCGGCGGTAAAGACGGACAAGCCTGCTGAACCGGCAGCCGAACCGCCAGCCAAGACCTATGAATTCACCGATGTGCGAAAAGCATTCTCGGCAAAGTCCCATGAAGGATACACCGAACAGGTCAAGGCTCTCATCACCAAATACGGAGCAAGCAAACTCAGCGACATCAAGAAGGAAGATTATCCTGCACTGATGTCTGACCTGGAGGTGATCGGATGCCACAGCACGCACGATTAAACTCCTCGGCAAGCTATCGGTGGTTAAATTGTCCGCCCAGCGTCCTGCTGAGTGAAAAGTACCCCGACCAGACAAGTCCATATGCAAGGCAGGGCACGGATGCACATACACTTTGTGCTTATCTCGTAGAAGATGCTCTGGGCAGGGATTCTCCTGATCCGACAGAGGACCTCGATTACTACGACCAAGAAATGCAGGATTGTGCCGAAGGCTATGCCGCCTTTGTTATGGAAGAATATAGCAAAATCAAGCAAACCTGTTCCGATGCAGATGTTCTCATTGAGCAGAGAGTTAGCTTCGCCAGGTGGGTGCCGGAAGGCTTCGGTACTGCCGACTGTATCATCCTTGCGGACGGCGTGGCAGAGGTCATTGATTACAAGCATGGGCTGGGCATTCTGGTGAGTGCCGAAACCGAAGAATTCGGCGGCAATCCACAACTGATGTGCTACTGCCTTGGTGTTATCCAGATGTTTGACGGCATTTATGACATTGACACCGTAAAGATGGCAATCTATCAGCCGCGCCGGGATAACATCAGCATCCACACCATGACAAAGGCAGAGCTTCTCCGTTTTGCAGATGAGGTGCTTGCACCTACTGCACAGCTTGCCTTAAAGGGCGAGGGTGATTTCAAAGCTGGAAGTCACTGTCAGTTCTGCAAGGCAAAAGCCACCTGCCGCAAGCGTGCCGAATACAATCTGGAGCTTGCAAAATATGACTTTGCGATGCCTGCGGAACTGGAAGATTACGAAATCGATGCAATCCTTATGAGAATCGACCAGTTCACTTCCTGGGCAGCCGATGTAAAGGAATACGCATTAAACCAGGCTCTGCTTGGTACGGACTACGGTCACTTTAAGGTGGTCGAAGGCCGCAGCAATCGCAAATATGTAAGTGACGATGATGTTGCATCGGCAGTCCAAAAAGCCGGATATGACCCATACGAGAAAAAGCTCCTGGGCATTACGGCAATGACCTCGCTTCTTGGTAAGAAGAAGTTCGAGGAACTGCTTGGCAGTCTTACTTATAAACCGCCGGGCAAACCAACCTTAGTTTCTAAGACGGACAAGCGTCCGCCAATGAAAAATACAGCAGAAAATGATTTCAAAGAGTAAAGGAGACCACTACTATGAAAACTTTCACTAACCCTACTAAAGTCGTAACCGGCATCTGCACCTTCAGCTATCTTAACTGCTGGGACCCGAAGTCGATTAACGGCGGCACCCCCAAGTTCAGCGTTTCGCTGATTATCCCTAAGAGCGATACCAAGACCATCGAAAAAATCAAGGCGGCAATTCAGGCCGCTTACGAGGAAGGTCAGGCAAAGCTGAAGGGCAACGGTAAGAGCGTGCCTGCTCTCTCCGTCCTCAAGACTCCGCTTCGTGACGGCGATGCAGAGCGTCCCGATGATGAGGTCTACAGAAACAGCTACTTCATCAACGCCAACTCCGCTACTGCTCCCGGCATTGTAGATGCTGACCGCAACCAGATCATTGACCGTTCGGAGATGTATTCCGGTGTCAAGGGTCGTGCTTCTATCAACCTCTACGCATTCAACTCCAACGGCAACAAAGGCATTGCCTGCGGTCTGAACAATCTCCAGAAGATTGCGGACGGCACTCCTCTCAGCGGCAAGTCCCGTGCAGAAGATGACTTTGCAACTGAGGACGATGAGGATTTCCTCAACTAATAGCAATCGTAACTATGACAATCCGGGCGGCAAGGAAACCTGCCGTCCACTATCAGAAAGGTAAGGTGACAACCTATGACAATGGAATTTGTAAACACACTGATTGACGCATCCATCCGGGGTACACTTCTTGGAATCACGATGTTTTTCTGGGGCTGTGCTTTGATTGCAGTATGGAAATGGCTCTTTGGACTTGCAAAGAGGTTCTTCCACTGGCTCTGCCCCAACTTCCGTAAAAACAAATCTGACAAGCAGTAATCCACACGGGGCGGCAGCCGAGCAAGCTGCCGCCCTTATTCTTATAGATTGGAGACAATCATGAACGATAAAATTATTTCACTCAGTATTGACCTGGAAACCTACAGCAGTGTGGACTTGAAGAAATCCGGGGTATACCCCTATGCGGAAAGCTCGGATTTTGAGATTCTGCTGTTCGCTTATGCGGTAAATGAGGGCGAGGTGCAAGTCGTAGACATTGCCTGCGAGGAAAAAGTCCCCGATGAGATTTTGCAGGCACTGACCGATGATACGGTTACGAAATGGGCATATAACTGCCAGTTCGAGCGCGTATGCCTGTCTTACTGGCTGAGAAGAAATTATCCGCAGTATTTCAGCAGCTACAGCATTGCGGAGGACTCCGTCGGAAACTATCTTGACCCGACTTCGTGGAAATGCTCCCGTATCTGGGGAGCCTATATGGGACTTCCATTATCCTTGAAGGGTATTGGTGCTGTCCTGAAACTTGACGAACAGAAGATGGAGGAAGGTTCTGACCTTATCAAATACTTCTGCAAACCATGCCGCCCCACCAAAAAGAACGGTGGCCGTACACGGAATCTGCCAGAACATGATCCGGAGAAATGGGTGCTGTTCAAAAAATATAATAAGCGCGATGTTGAGGTGGAGCTTGCCATCAAAGAAAAGCTGGCAAAATTCCCTGTGCCGGATTTCGTATGGGACGAGTATCATCTCGATCAGGAAATCAACGACCGGGGCATTTTACTGGATATGCATTTCGTAGAACAGGCAATTACAGTAGATGCACAGACCAAGATGTATCTCCGCCGTAAAATGCAGGAGCAGACAGGACTTGAGAATCCCAACAGTGTAGTGCAGATGAAAGGCTGGCTTTCAGATAACGGTGTGCAGGCAGAGTCTTTGGATAAGAAAGCAGTAAAGGAGCTGATATCAGGCAGTGAAGACCGTATCGCTGATGTGCTGTCCTACCGACAGCAACTCGCCAAATCTTCTGTCAGCAAATACACCGCCATGCAGAATGCCGTCTGCGCCGATGGCAGGGCAAGGGGTATGTTCCAGTTCTACGGTGCCAATCGTTCCGGGCGGTGGGCAGGCAGGCTGATTCAGCTGCAGAATCTCCCGCAAAATCATATGGAAGATTTGGAAGAAGCACGAAACCTTGTCCGTGACGGTAACTTTGCTGCACTGGAAATGCTCTATGATAACATTCCAAATGTACTATCGGAGCTGATCCGCACCGCCTTTATTCCCAAACCGGGATACAAGTACATCGTTTCCGATTTCAGTGCGATTGAGGCTCGTGTGCTTTCTTTCCTTGCCGGGGAGCAATGGCGCGTTGATGTATTCAAGGCAGGAAAAGACATCTACTGCGAATCGGCATCACAGATGTTTGGCGTACCTGTCGTGAAAAATGGCATCAACGGTCATCTCCGGCAAAAAGGCAAAATTGCAGAATTGGCACTTGGTTACGGCGGCTCTGTCGGAGCATTAAAAGCAATGGGTGCTTTGGACATGGGACTTTCTGAGGACGAGCTGCAGCCGCTGGTGAACGCCTGGCGCTCTTCCAATCCACACATCACACAGCTATGGTGGGATATTGATGCGGCTGTCAAAAAAGCTGTGATGTATAAAACCTCTGTGCTGTCCCACGGTTTCAGGATTTATTATAAAAGCGGGATGCTGTTCATTGACCTTCCATCCGGCAGACGGCTTGTGTATGTAAAGCCTCGTATGGGTACAAATCAGTTCGGCTCTGATTCTGTTACCTACGAGGGTATCAACACCGGCAAGTGGACGAGGATTGAAAGCTACGGTCCCAAATTTGTGGAGAACATCGTTCAGGCGGTTAGCAGGGATATTCTCGCATATGCAATGAAAACCCTATCGCACTGTTTCATCTGCGGTCATGTTCATGATGAACTCATCATCGAATGCAGTTCGGATGTATCGCTATCTGCAGTGTGTGAGCAGATGGGCAGAACCCCTCCATGGATCAGCGGTCTGCTGCTGCGTGCAGATGGGTACGAATGCAGCTTTTATCAGAAACAGTAAAAAACGGCAGCAGTGCCGACCTTGGTTTGGTCGGTACTGCTGCCGTTTTGCAAAATGTGTAATGCTCACTTCAACTGTGCGGCGATGGTGGAATATCGGCCTCAGTCTCATAGATAGCCTCATCATCGTCTGTGCATTTTCGGATGATATGCTTGGTCTTTTCAATCGGAAGGGGTACATTGTCCTCTGCAAAATATTCTATCTTTACTACTTCTGCAACAGAATGGTGGTTATCCTTTCCCGCTGGAACTACTACATAATCACCGACTTGGATGCTGTCATCATCAGCAATATAGTAATAGCTTTTATACCCCTCATCAAATTCCACGCTGCAGTAAATGTAGTCCTGTTTGCGGCGCTTTACCTTTTCATAAACGGACGGATCAAGAATCTCACCAAAGCCATAGAAACGGATGAATTCCCAGACATCGTTGGCAAAGTCACCCCATGCTTCTGGTAAAGCCTTTTTATCGTATGTTCCGCAGATGATACGCTGTGGACCTTTTTTGAAATCAACCGTGATGGTATAATCCTTGGTTTCAAGTGGATTATCAATCACATCTTCTGGGTTGCCTTCGACTTTACCGAACAGGTCATCCGCATCAATATCGTCAAGTAGGCTTTCAACGCCGTCTTGTACATAAAACTTTCTCGACACCACACAGCCGCTTCCGATGTTCTGAGTATGCTCCAAAGTTTCGCTTTTTCGGTCAATTACCAATTTTTCGGTATAGTTCCAAGTCACATACTCCCAGGATGCATCCTCCGGTATAGCCTTCGGCTTAATTTTTGTTACCCTTCGGTAATCCACCGTAATGCGGTCAACCCGATCTGGCTTATTGTTTCCATCAAAGACATAAAGGTCATCCATATCCAACGCATCACGTACCATATCGGAGAGATCTATGCCCTCTACCTCAAAGTCGGCACACAAAGAGCCTCGGAACTTATACACATTACCCTCAGAGTTTGTGATTTCCATGACCCAATCGCCAATGTCAGTCGTAAAAAGTTCGTCATACTCGTTTGAAAAGTACTGGGCGATGTATTTCAAAATTCTATTGGATACCGCTTTTTCAACTTTAAAGGTTTTACTCCTTAATTTTTCATGGTGTCCGAATCCTTCACCAAAGCTGTATGCGGAAAACCATACTTTTCCCTCGGCGTTTATCGTGAGGTGCTGTTCGACTTCGTCATCTGCTTCCGGCTGCGGTCCATAACAAATGTTATTTGAAACAATACGGATTTTTTGTGGTTCTCCTTGAAAAATAAAAGGATTGTCACCGGCAAGCACCGCCAGTCTGCTCAATGCTAAAATGAACCATGCACGGTTTTTAGGTTCGAGAATTTCCTCGCCGGAATAAGCCCAATGATTAAAATAGCGCCATTGAGAGTAGATTGCTGATCCGAGCAAAGAAATATCATCCACCTCATCAATAATTTTGTCTAAGGCATTACTGTCGCTGGCGGCAGAACCGTATTTTTCAGCAAAAGCGTGACCACAGTCCATCTCAAAACCGAGGGCAGCACAATCGTCTGCCATATAATGATCCACCAACTCAATGTAATCAATCTTCTGGTTTCTGAATTTATCGCACCATTTGATGGCAAATTCGTGGAGTTGCTTCATATCAGACATTGTTGGACACCTCCTTATCTGCATATGATGTCAAAAGCTCAACTTGTAAAGTGTTCATCTACAATTGCATTAAGCTGTGCGGCGATCTCTAAAAAATTCCTGTTCAGGTCAAGTGTTTTTACGCTGATTCTGTTACCACTCATAAGATAGCTATTATCTGGTTGAATTGCCTCATCTGTAGCTGCATATAAAAGCATACCCGAAACCGTGTGAGGGGCATCGCCAAATTCCGTGTCTTTGTTTTTCACATAAGTAAAAATCTGATAGAGATTTCCAGAATGCAATGAATGAACATCGTATTGCGTTTGTGTCGTGTGCGTGTAATACTTTGCATCAATAATTAGAACTGTACTTCCTTGTGTCAGCATAATATCGCTCTGCATCACCGGGAGCATTGTCCCAATCCCATCATCCAGTGCCCACGGAATTTGCGAAGCTGTAGCCTTTACCTGCGGACACTCCTTGGCATAGTATTCCAAAATAAATTTCTCATACAATCGATTCATTCGCTGCTCATCAACAAATGACGCCAATCGATATTCGCCGGAGTCTGTAGTCAACAGCATTCCTTCAAGAATTAGCTGACACAAACTGATGAGCATACGATAGGTATTGTTGTTCCGTTGGAACCGAATAGCCGACCAGCGTATAGAATTTGGCTCTATCGTATCCACATTTGAAAAAAATAGCATCTCTTTTTTTAGGTCGTTCTTATATTCCTGGCTCACTCTTGAATGCCGGAGTAGAATCATAACAGTTGTTTTCAAAATCTGATTCAAAAGATTGTTTTCTGAAAGCTCATCATACTCACAAGTCAAAACCCGCTTTCTGGCCAAGCGATTTTGAATCGTTCCCGGCATATCGATTTTCCCTCGAACAACCGGCACATCTTCCTTGCGATTCAGATATTCACGATACAGGCCTTGCTTTAGCTGTCTGCCGATACCTTTGGAAAGGATTGCTGCAAATAAATTGTGGATATTTTCAAATTCTTCTGTAGCAACATCCTCATAACCTCCCTGATTCAGTGTAGTAAAGGCATACGAAAGCATATAGTATATATTTTTTATGAAGATGCTCTTGTCCTTAATCATTGAAATACACCCTGCAGAATATTCTCCCATCTTTGGAGTTTGTTCGGCTCATCAAACCAGTATTCGCTGAGCATTGGCAAAATGTCATAATCCACGATAGAGTGCAGCCACTCGTCTGTGCAGACATTTTTTCCGCAGAAATAGCTATGTCCAATGCAGAAGCCCTTTCCCAGAGATTTATCCAGCGCAATCTCACGATTTAGCTCCTTCACCTTCGATACCAACTCATTTAGAGTTTCATTATTGAGCGAATTCTGATATTTTATAAATCCCTCAGAATCAAATCCCGGCTCCACTTCGAAGAAACTGAATCGGCGGCGCAGAGCATAATCAATCATAGCAAGACTGCGGTCTGCCGTATTCATCATACCGATGATGTAAAGATTTTTCGGAACAGAGAAAGGAAGTCCATTGTATGCCAGCGTTGCCTTCGTACCTCTGTAGTCCCGCTCAATCAGCATCAACAGTTCTCCGAAAATCTTACTCATGTTTCCACGATTGATTTCATCGATGATAAAAAAGAAATCTTTATCCGGCTGATTGGCTGCTTTCTGGCAGAAACTATAGAAAATACCATATTTCAGCTCGAAACCATCCTCTACCGGCTTGTATCCCATCATAAAATCCTCGTAGGAATAGTTCTGATGGAACTGCACAAACTCAATACGATTGTCATCTTTTTCGCCCATCATGGACCATGCCAGTCTTCTGGCGGCAAAGGTTTTTCCAACGCCCGGAGCCCCCTGCAAGATGATGTTCTTCTTGTTCTGAAGTACCGCCACGAGGCTTTCGTAGCGCTTCTCGGTCATATACACCTCGTTAAGGAAATCGTCTTTCGTATATTCCTCTATAGTTTCTTCAGCTGATATAGGATTCGCTTCTCTCACAATATCAAGAATAAAATCATATTCCTCTTTTGTCAGCCGGAACAGACTTCCCTGTGCATTCTGGAAATATTCCATCTGCTCCAGCTCAGGGCACGCCTTCAATACCGCATAATCAATTGGTGAAGCAAAACTCTCCACCTTTTCAAACAAAATCTTCTCACCATCATTGGCAGCAGTAATCTGTCCGAGAGCCACGACCTGTTTTACAGGATTCGACTCATAGCCGATAATCATGTCACCGGCCTTTGCATCCAAAAAGTTCTGAAAAATGCGGCGTTTATTTCCGTTCTCATTGTAGAGCGTATAAGACTGCGTCTCACCGACAGCGATACCACTAAAGCTCCAGATTTTAGGATTGGCATTTAACCACCAATATCCAGGGGCATCTTTGTCCTCTGAAACTGGTTCATCAGGTAATCCATCTATTAAATTAAGCAGTCTCCTTACTACATCGGGATATGGAGTTAAGTCTGTCAAGGTTTTCATCGGTGCGGTTCCAGGATACTGCCATTCACCCTTATGTGTCCATCTAACCTTTCGCACATTTTTAAAGTGTTCTTCATGCTCATCAAAAATGTAATCAGATTCAACAACGCCGCAGCCAACCAGCAGACGCAATCCTTTTTTGGCAAATACTACATCTCCGGGGCTGATCTCATTTGCGAACTGCCATGTAGCGTGGGCATCATTTTTATGGGAACTGTCATCCGAAAATACCTCCTGCATCTTTTTCGCCATTTCATCTTTGCTATGAAATGCACGGAGATTTCCTAATGCTTCCCAGCCAATCGACATAATACCGGCAGCATAGAATTCATCCCAGTTTTCTGCACCGTCACCCGGAGAGTAAATCCAATAACGCCTTTTTGTTGCTGTATCATTATCAGACGCTGAATTCTTTTCTCCAGTGCCTTCTTCTGCTTTTTCGTCCACTATATAACGGCTGATATAAAATCCAACATCAATTGTCAGAGTCTTCAGTTCTGGGTCAGGATAGCAGGTATCTGTCAGCTGCGACCGGAATAGATTCACCAACTCCGTGTCTTCTTTCAGTGCGGCACTAATTTCGTCATAAAGACGCAAAAAATTGCGGATGTTATCTGCGTAGGCACCTTTTTTGAATTGATAGTCTGATTCCAGCTCACCGGCAACCTTCTTTATCTCACCGAATTTGTAGATATAATACTTGTCCGGATAGCGAAGCCACAGATAAGTACTGATTGCATTCTCATACTGATAATGCTGTGCAGCACCGTTTCCATACTTCTCCAGAAGAATGGACGACTGCAGTTTGAACGCATTCATCCTCTCAAAAATATCCTTGTTTTCATCAAAGAGGTCGAGGAACATAGCGCGCACTTCTTCCGGTGCGGCTTTTGCAAAGCCAACAATCATGCCCTTGGGAAAATTGTTATTAGAAGCCAGCAAGTTATATGTTTTCTCCAAAGAGCGTTCCAACATTCCTGGGAAGTCCTTCGCATTGACATCCCAATTGTCCTGAAACCATTTTACAGCTTCCCACTTATATTTTTCGTTGCCCCATTGCGTGGAAACAAAGTTCTGCTTGTACCGAGCCAGTGCCTCTTTTAATCGAAATTTATCGAACATAAAACCGCCCCCTTATGCCTTTCTCAAGCTCTTGTATATCTCTTCTGTAAAGATACCAAGCACCTGCTTTTTGATTTCGTCATTACTGAGCAGCAGCGAAAAGAAATCTTGGTTTTGCTCCAATCCTTCAATCAGTGCGTCATCAATATCATCAAAATATGAGAATTCAAAGTCTTTAACGGTATTATTCTTTGCACTGGTTTTCAGCTTGTCGGATTTCAACAGAATATCCCTAATCTGAAGCATTGCCTTTACCGCAACATCATTATCATAGGATTTTCCCGTGCGGCTGTTTATTTCCGCTATAATCTGTGAAAGCCTTTCTTCCTTTGCCTCTGTCAGTCCAAAGTTCTCCGCCGTAGGTAATTTCACTATCGGCTGTGCCGTCAGATTTGGCTTGGTATGTTCTTCTGCTTTTTTCTGAACGAAATTTGTAGCTTTGATTTTGCCATCCAGATTATAGCCGCCGCCCGGATGCTTAATGTTGATGTATGCCAACAGATAAGTGATAAAATTGTACTTCTTATGCAGGTCGGTATCCTCAAAGCAGGACACCTGCAGCAGGAACTCATAGAAACGAACAAAATGCCGCATCTTTGATACGATATCCTGCTGTATGGCAATCTCATACTGCTCGATCATATTTTTTGACCGCTTAAAGTAAAAGGTCAGCTTCTGCTTATCCTTTGGTGAAATATTCTTTTTATAGAGCAGGTCGTTCGCTTTTTCAATATCATCTGGGTCAAGAACGGTATACGCATCAATCTGTGCTTCCATATCATAAATAGCTGTAGGCGTTACAGATGTGGAAAGCAATGTAGTTGTGTAAAACGGTGCAAACGCCGACTTAATATCTTCGTATGTATTGGCAAAGTCCAGCACAAAGGTTTTCTTCTCAAACGGCGGGCAGATACGGTTCAGACGAGAAAGTGTCTGAACTGCAGACACCCCCTTCAGCTTTTTCAGCACATACATCGCGCAGAGCTTCGGCTGGTCAAACCCTGTCTGATATTTGTTTGCAACCAAAAGTACCTGGTATTCATCCTTGTTAAATTCCTTCGTCAGACGATCCTCCGGGAAACCGTTCATGGAAGTCTCGGAATATTCGGTATCATCATCTGGGAGCTTTACCTTGCCGGAAAAAGCCACCAGTGCCTTAATATCCGTGTAGCCCTTCTTCTTGGTATAGTCCTCAAAAGCCTGACGATATTTCACAGCACCCTGTCTGGATGCCGTGATGACCATTGCCTTTGCCATGCCGCCGAGTTCAGGCATAACGGTCGTACGGAAATGCTCCACGATGACCTCCACCCGCTGAGCAATGTTCGTTTCATGCAATTCCACAAAACGGGCAATCTGTCGCTTTGCATCGACTGTTTTGCAACGAGGGTCTTCTTCGATTTCCTTGTTAATCTGATAGAAAGTGTCGTAAGTCGTATAGTTTTGAAGCACATCGAGAATAAAGCCTTCCTCAATAGCTTGCTTCATTGAGTAGATATGGAATGCCTCACGCTGACCTTTTGTGTTCAAACGACCAAACAGCTGAATGGTTGTCGGCTTTGGTGTCGCTGTAAAAGCAAACATAGATACATTCGCCTGTTTGCCGTTTCTGCGTATTTCATCCGTAATCATATCTTCCACATCGGCACCATCTTGTTCTCCTGCACCAAGAGACTTTGTGACAGCTGCCATGTCCTTACCTGCTGTGGAGGAATGTGCCTCATCGATAATGACTGCAAAACGCTTGTTTTTCAGTCCGGCAACGCTGTCCACAATATACGGGAATTTCTGAATTGTGGTGGCGATAATTTTCGTGTTGCCGTTCAACGCAATGGCAAGGTCGGCAGAGTTGCACTTATCGTCCATAACACGGATTAATCCCGCTTTATGCTCCATGCCCATGATGGCCTTTTGCAGCTGGCGGTCAACCACAACTCGGTCGGTGATGATCACAACATTGTCAAAGATGATTTTGTTGTCTGCATCATGCAGAGAAGTCAGGCGGTGTGCCAGCCATGCAATAGAGTTCGTTTTGCCGGAGCCTGCGCTGTGCTGAATCAGATAATTTTGCGTTGTGCCGTTGTCACGGACATCACCCAGTAGCTTGCGGATCACATCGAGCTGATGATACCGTGGAAATATCACATTCTCGGATTTTTTCGTTTTCCCTGTCAGCTCGTCCTTGCTTTCCTTGGTTTCAATAAAGATGAACTTACTGATGAGGTCAAGGACGGTATCTTTTGTCAGAATATCCTCCCACATATAGGACACGCTGTACTTGTCTTTGAAGGTTGGATTACCTGCACCAGCGTTTACCCCTTCACCGTTCCCCATGTTGAACGGCAGGAAGAAGGTAGCGTTGCCTGCGAGTTTGGTGGTCATATATACCTGTTCCAGATCCATAGCGAAGTTCACAAGGCAGCCTGCCTCAAACCAGAACAGGCGGGTCTTCGGATCACGGTCAACACGGTACTGATAAATAGCATCCTGATAGGACTGACCGGCGGCATTGCACTTCAGCTCAAAGGACATGATGGCAAGACCGTTCAGGAAAATTACCAGGTCAATGCGCTCATCATCGCTTGCCCAGACCTCCTCCATGACGGAGAAAATATTCTTTTCGTACTTTGCCAGCAGCTCACGGTTGAAGGTAGTTGCAGGCTTGGTATACATAAGCTCCAGCTTCATGTTGGAAATCTCAATGCCGTGCTTCAGCACATCCAGCAGACTGCCGCGGGTTTTGGTCACCTCGGCATTGATAAAGCTGACGAGGGTGTCCTCCAGGTCAGACTTATAGATTTTACGGAGTGCCGCCATCTCGTCCGGCTGGGTATCGTTCAGGAAGTGAAACAGCAGCTCACGATCCATAGCAAATAGGCGATCATAACTGGTTGCCTTACGGACGATGTAACCATTGTCCTGCGAGAGCCTGTCCATGATGAAATGCTGATATTCTTTTTCGGTCAGTATGTTGTTCATACGGCAGGCACCTCCTTCTTTCCGGTTACATACTCAAAGATGAGTGATTTCTTGTATTCGTCAAGCGTTGCAAGCTGTGATTTTTTTGTCTCAACAACGGCATCAATTTCAGTACACTTGGCATCAAGATAATCTGATATTACCATTTGCTCTTTTAATGGTGGCACAAGAATCTTGATTTTGCTCATTACTTCTTGGGTTAAATGTGGAACACCCATCCCGTTATAGAGTAACAATACAAAGTTATTGAAAACAGCACTTTGCAAGTAATAACACACATATCTATAATCCAGATTTTTGCTTGGTGTAATCACTGCAATCGAACTGTTAGGGGCTGTACCTCCCATAGGCAAATCATCGACCCGCGCACATTTTCCTACACCAGCACCATCCTTTACAATTAGCACATCTCCACTATGAAGTTTAATTTCTGGTGATTCGTCAAATCTTTCCTTTGTAATGTAATTCAAAGGTGTCCACACCAATTTTCCATTTTGAATATTAAATGCAGAAATAAAGGCATATCCTTCATCGACATATTCATCTGCCTTTAACCCACGCCAGCCTAAACGAGCCCTAATATAGCATTCATAACACAATCTTGTTGTTTTCCAGTGAGAAGGAGTTACTCCAGCCCCATCAATTCCACTGTCCTTCATCTCGGCATCGGGATTCCGTCCTTTGGTGACAGTCTCGGTGATAACAGATCGCTTGTACTGCTCCAGCGTGTCGATCTGGGTTTGGATGTCGGCAGTCAGTGCATCAATTTCAGCGCACTTGGCATCGAGAAAAGTGGCAATTTTCTTTTGCTCCTGAAGCGGTGGAACAGGAATCATAATTTTTTTCATGTCCTGCCAACCTGTTGTCCAAAGATCATCGACTATGCCATGTCCCCATTTATAAAATTCATCGGCAAATTGAGTTGTATGGAATAGCCAGTTATAGTAATTCGGATTCATTTCACCCAATGGAGCTAAAATTGTATTGATAAGTGAAACTGAGCCATCGTATTCGGAAATGCCACATGATCCTCTACGGTCAGACCTACTATTGATAGCAAAGTCACCTTTTTTTACCAGTTTCCGATCGTCATGCGCATTAGTTTTTGCTGCTGTCTCTAACTGTGGAACAATTCCATTCATTGTAACCGATAATGGCATATAGTCTTTATCGCTTACCTTTGTGTTTCTAAGCGTATAAAGACTGGCAATTCTTGATAATCCCCACGACACAGGCAGTTCTCTAAGCCATTGTTCTGAAGTGATTTTCATTTTCCTCATATCAGCACCACCTTACTCAAACAGCTTAGCCACACGCTCAGAAACCGAAAGTTCCAGTTCCATAAACTTTGTTTCCAGCTCTTCGCTTGGCGTTGATGCCTGATATTTGTAGAAATACCGCGTGAATGGGATTTCAGCACCGGTCTTGATGACAGGCTTTTTCTTTCCGAGATCTTCTTCAAAAAAAGCTGTGGCATCCGGGATATGCGGCAGAACCTCACGAGACATATAGTCCTCGATGCTTTCTTCCCATTTCACCAGTTCGGTGTCCTTGGTTTCCTTGTCGTAGATAATGTTGCCCTTGCGGTCACGCTGAATTTCAGCGTTTTTATCCATAATGGAAAGACCGTCAGCAATCTTGTCAAGCAGTTTTTTATCAGCTGTTGCCGGAGCAAGTGCCTTAGTCAGCACGGGCATAAACTCTGCCGGTGAATTGTAGATTTGCGCTGAAACTGCATCCTTCAGTGCAGCAACGATTGCATCATAGACAGACTTGTTGTTCTGATAGGCTTCCAGCTTTTTCTGATCCTTGCCGGTCAGTTCCTCGGCATTTTCCAGCTCATCTACCTTAGCCTGGTCATAGAGAGAAGAAAGCGCACCCTTGGACAGCATGGCTTCAATGCGCTCATTCGTAATGGCATAGCTGCGCTGGAGGGGCTGCATGACCGTGTATTCACGATAAATGAACTCCTCATTTTCATAAATCTTGCAGTATTCATTCTCCGTAAAATCAGCATAGAGTCGTGTTACGGCACTACGATCTTCGGGAGAAATTTCGTTTTTCTTATCACCCAGCGCTTTACGCAGTTTGTGGAAGAAAGAAGACGCATCAATCAGCTGAATCTTTCCTTTGCGCTCATCACGCTTGTTCTTGGAAAGCACCCAGATGTATGTAGCAATGCCGGTGTTATAGAACAGATCGGTAGGCAATGCAATGATTGCTTCAATCAAATCGTTTTCTAACATCCAGCGACGAATCTGACTCTCGCCGGAAGCTGTTCCGCCAGAGAACAGCGGACTGCCGTTTTCAATGATGGCGGCACGACCAAAATTATCATCCATCTTGTCAATGGCAGACTGCAAAAACAGCATCTGCATATCGCCGGAGCCGGGAAGTCCCGCACCCCAACGACCATCGGTGCCTTTCTGATATTCTGCGTTGACTGCATCCTCGACACCTTCCGCTGCATCTTTTCCACCCCAAGCAGTGCCGAACGGCGGATTTTCAAGAACAAAGCGCATCTTGGTTCCCTTAAAGCGGTCGGCTTTCATGGTGTCCTGGTAGCAGATATTTTCAGCATTCTGCCCTTTGATGAGCATTTCAGCAAGGCACATAGCATAAGATTCCGGGTTGATCTCCTGACCAAACAAGCGCACATCCGCAGAAGGATTATAGCGCTTGATGAAATTGTAGCCGGTGGAGAGCATACCGCCCGTTCCGCAGGCCTGATCCAAAATGGTAATGACTTTACCATCGTCAAAGATATCATCGCAGCCTTCAGCAAGCAGAATATTGACCATCAGCTTGATAATGTCGCGCCCGGTGTAGTGATCACCAGCTTCGGCGTTTTCAGAAAACTTACGGATCAGTTCCTCGAAAATATATCCCATCTTCACATTGTCGATAGTCCGTGGATCAAGGTCAAGCTCGGAGAACGCCTTAATTACGGAGAGCAGACGATTGTTTTTGTCCATCTTGTCAATTTCTTCGCCGAAATTCAGGCCTCGTTCCTTGGACATCAGAATTTCCAGTACATTAGCAGAGAAACCCTGCAGGTAACTCTTAAAATTGGCGGCGATGTGGTCTGCGTCATTTACAAGCTCCGCAAGGTCAAATTCGCTGGTGTTGTAGAACTGGAAGCCGGAAATGCGGTACATAGCCTTTGCCGGGAAATTCGGATTTTCTTTAAATTGCTCCACAACTTTCTGCTTTGTAGGTGCAAGCGCACACTCAAAACGGCGGATGATAGTCATCGGAATGATTACATCCTTATATTTATCGCTTCTGTACGGTCCTCGCAGTTTGTTTGCGATAGACCAGATAAAGTTTACTTCTGTAGAAACATCAATAGGGGAATCATCCCACATTGCGTCTATCATTTGTTTATCAGCCATTGCTGTTTACCTCTCTTTTCGGTTTTGTAATATCGGTATCGGCTATTTTCATTATGCCGTTTTATCTGTCCTATAATTAAGACTTGGTACGCTGCCCGGTCATCATTTTATAATGCTGACTCTGTCCAAGTGCATCAAAAATCATTTCAAATACACGCTTATAAGCTTCAGCATCCTCACAGTCCTCTACATAGTTCAGTCCATCGCTGATACCATTTGGATTATTGATGTAGGCAAGCAGAGAAGATGCAAGCTGATAGTCGGTCATATCCGGCTTTTCTCCCTCAACCTGTTTGATGAACTTTTCCCGGTTTTCCTTTTTCTCCAACACGATAGAGCGCAGATCGCTACCCTCATAACCGCAAAGCTGAAGGAAATAGTATTCGAGGATACGGCGCATTACATTCAGTGCCGGAATCGTAGAACGAAGATCACGGAGTTCATCCCACAAAGCCGCATAGGAATTCTGCACAGGATTGTAGTTTTCTTCTTCGCTCGGAATGTCCTTATTCTGACGTTTGCAAATTTTCACAGTGGACACATTATCATTCTTACGAATCATATAGAACGAGGTGCAGTTATAATAACCGACCTGCTGATATGTAACCTCACGATGAAAATACACATTGTGCGTCAGAATGAATAGCTGTTTGATATAATCTCCCGGCACTTTCGGATTTAGGTATTCCGTATTGTTCCGGCAAACATTGACCATTTCACGGACGATAGCACTGACGATGAAAAGCGCCGTACTGTCCATGCTGGAAACAGGGTCATCAATAACAACAATCTTTTCTTTCAATTCTTCGCTGTTCATGCTGCCACGGACTCTGTGGTAAAAATACAGGAACGCGATAAAATTGCGTTCGCCTTCACTAAGGTTTTCTGCGACATCTCCATTTTCACGCACAATTTCATAAACATTCTCAACACCTTCTTTGGCTCGAATGCTAAATCCCTGGAAACCGGAATCTCGCAGGATCTTGTTAATGCTGTCGATGGCAGCTTCGGTATTGGCGTTGTGTTTATTGAGATCAGAGATTTCTGTTGTAAGCTTTCCGATTTCTTTTTTGAGTGCAAAACCACGTTTGGTAATCTCCTCGATTTCCTTGTTCAAACGTGCGACTTCGTCAGTGTAACTTTTTACCTCAGAAGCAAGCATAAAAGCGAGATGCTGCATAATCTCTGTTTTGCATTTTGTTTTGCTGCTTTTCTTGGCTGCAACAACATCGTTGTTTGCTTTGATCAGCTTGTTGATATCGTCAATCAGAGCACCAAGATCAAGGAGCAGCGTGTCTGTGTCTTCCAAAGAAACTGTTTTTGATGGTTCTTTCACTTTTTCGGCGATACGCTGACGGTTTACTTCGAACTTGCTCTCTAACAGAGTGAACTTCTCCTGGTACGCCTGCAAATCTATAGAAGTCATTACATCTGTGGTATTTTCCCTTAATGTATGCAGGATATTGGCAGTTTCTCTTTCATAGGTTGTCTGGAACTGCCCCAAGTCACGGATGTCCTGCTGATACTGTGCATCGAACGTAGCCGCTATGTCATTTTCAAAATCTTCTGGGAGCTTCTGCTGGCAGTATGGGCATTTCCCACCGGCAACACCTGAAAAGTGTGTATGGCCATCACGAACCCAGTCGGAGGCTTTGCTGCCGAGAGCTTTCAGGAAATTTGCAAATGGTGTGTCGCTGCTGCTGACGATAATCTTGTCCAGTAATTCCTTGCCGGCAAGACTGCCATAGGTCGTAGCACCGGCTTTCTTGAATTCCGAATAGGCTCTTGCCGTATCATCGAAAGCGACATCATACAGTCGTTCTAATTCGGACAAATCAAACTCTTTCGGAGATTTCTCACCAAGAACAGCGTCTGCAAAACCTTTTTTCTGCTTTTTGCCATCCATACACTTTTCAAAGCGCTTACGGATTTCTGCCGTCATAGAAAAGCAGTTGTCCTGGAACTGCGTCAGAGCTGCATTAACACCGGCGGTTTTCTGCTTGTAATCTTCACCGGCGGCCTTCTTTGCATCTTCCTTTTTCTTCTTTTCGTCTGCCAATTCGTCAATTTTCTTCTTGGCTTCTACGTCTTCTTCACCAAATATGAACACGCCTTTTAAGTCACCATAATTTACAAAGTTGTCATTGATGTAATCCTGGTTATAAACAAGGACATCATAGTCCGCAGCCGACTTTCCGTCCACCCAGACAACACCGTCATTTTCATCAATTGCGTGAGCAATGGATGATTTTCCTGCACCATTGTTTCCGTAAAAGAAGTTAACAAATGTAAGACCATCGATCTGCACATCCGTAAATGTTGCCCGATTGAGTTTGATTTGTGTAATTGCTGAAGGAACCTTTCTCTGCATTCGTTTCACCATCCCATCTTTTTACTCTTTGATTTTTCCGTTGCGAACCCAGTCATCCACTTCGGAAATCTTGAATTTATATCGTTTCCCAGCTCGATAAACCGGAAGCTTTCCCTCTTTAATCCAGGTACGAACTGTGTCTCGGCTAATACTTAAATGCTCTGCTATGTCCTCCAGATTCACCCATTTTTCTACCTGCATCTCGTCATATTCACGACTCATCGTATTACCTCCATCGCTGCGTATTCCTTAATTAAAAACCCGAATGTCAGCTTTCTGCAGCGATTCTATAAGATTGATTTGTTTCAATGCCCAATGTGTACGGTTAAGCTCATTAAATGATCTCGCACCGCATATTCCAAATTCAAAACACCGGTCATTTAGAATCTGCTGCGGAATTGCCGTAATTATCGTATAGTATATCTTAATTCCGTTATCTTGAATCTTAACATCCTTCAAAAAGCCCAAATAAGCATCCTGCTCATCATCCGTTTTACCATATGAGTGGTTTTCATCTGCAAAAATGGCAGGATATCGCTTCAGTTCTTCGATAGCTTCTGGTCTGAGAGTTGCATATCTGCTCTTGAGTTCTTCGTTGGTATTCTCTGTCAATGCCCTGTCTTTAGGAACCAGAAAATATGCATCCTCATATCTTTCGCCTGAAATAACAAACAAATGGTAGAAATCTGTGTTGAATGACAGTCTTGCTTTATTTTCTCCACGTCTTGCTCTTGGGTTATCCAGCATTATTGTAATGTTATTCTCTACGGTATCAGCGTGTGCCACAAAATTATTGTTATCTCCTGAGATTGTGATTTCTGCTGACTTCGCATCTGTCGGAAGATTCCGTTGGCAGTTCGCTGGCAAATTTTCACTCATCACGCTTTCCTCCGTTGCCTATAATCAGTTTATCGACATGATTGAACACATTGTTGTTATTTCCTGAAATATTGAAATTAAAGAAAGTTGGGTTGTTGTTCACGATCTGCTGTGATGATGAAGGTGGTACATCTTTGGCTTCCTCATCCGTTTTTTCACCCTCAACATAATCCTCAACTATTTCTGAACTTACAGTTTCCTGCGCTGAAACATGATATACCCGCAGTCCAGGAAGGATTTTCTCACCCATATCGCCGATGTATTCTCGTGTTCCCCCGCCGTTTGACGGACACCAGATATCATATGTAGCTTTTCCAACCGAGTTATCTTTACGGTTCAAAACAATATAGTGCCATACGCCAAGTAAAAACGAGGGTAGGCATACTTCTTTCAGGCTGCTGATGGCAGTCTTTTTTATTTTTTCTCCGTTGCTGCCAATATAAAACTCAGCATCATCTGGCAAGCTTTCATCTTGCTGTATCAAATCAATTACAGCACGCACTAAATTAGCGTCCTTATGCGCCGTGTCCGTCAAATCAATAAAGTCATCTACAAAGGCAATCATCCTGTTCAGCACCACTTGATAATTCTTCCTAACATCTTCATCAAAAGTGCTTATAAGCTGTTTGTCATTAAACGGAAAATACACGCTGTTTGATTGATTACAGGCTTTGTAGTTGTTCGCAATGGTCTTGAGTTTGGCCTTGCCGGGATTCTTGTATGCAGGGTTAATTACCTTTATCAATCCTACCAAAAATTCCGAGTCGGTAAGACCATCGCTGTCTCCTTTGTAGTGTTCTCGTGCACCTATTCTTTGTCGGAGGGCTTGCAATATCAGTGTGCAAAAAGTGCCTCCGCACAGACGAGGATATTCTTTAATTGCCATTATTTTTCCTCCGATTAACTCTGTTTTTCATTCTCGGTCTGGTGTATATCCGCATTAGCAACCCCCACCAAACCCCACTAAAACATATTATAGCACAAAAACCTCAATTTTTCAATTCGGCACAAATGAACGTAATTTTACGAAAGCATAAATTTTTTAGTCATAAACCTTATAAACCTTATCAACCATAGCGGCTGACCTTATAAACGATTGGATTGTTCTTGTGAGAAATCACAGGAACTTTTTTCTTTCCTGCGGTTTCCACAGAAATTTTGAAAATCGCAGGAGGAAAAAACATGAAAAGCGATAAGACAAACTTCACTACCAACCAGGCAGGCAAAAGAGCCATCACCCACAACTACAACGGCGAACCACTGAAACTCGGCGAGGTTTTGGTGCCAACCATGTATGATGAGGCATTTGCAAAAGCATATTGCACTAACCCTGACTGTATCAAGAGCATCAATGTTGCAGGTAGAAACTTCAAGGTGCTGTATATGGCAGTTCCTGAGTCCGTTGCCAAAGCTGCTCGTAGCTCCTTTAATTTGGCACTGAACGAACAACTCGGACATTATGCAGTACCAAATTCCGTATCCATTGATCAGCTGGCTGATGACTACGACCTCGACCTTGCAAGCGTTCCGTCCCCGGAGGATATTATGATGGAGCGTGAAAGCAAAGCAGAAACTGCTGCGATGTTTGCAGACCTTGTTCATCATCTTATCGACCGTTCACCGAAACACGGTCTTGCCGCACTGCTTCTGCTCAGTGATGTCAAAGGTGCAGAATTTCATGAGAAAATGCACCTCGGACACGATGCAGCGAATACCGTCCGCAAGCAGTCTGCTGACCTCTTAAAAGCGGGTCTTGCAAACATCAACCTGGACGAGCTTCATGCAAAGAAGTCCAAGCATTCCGATTATTATCGTGAAGAAGCATACCGCCTGTTAGATGCACTTTTGAAACTGTACAACGCATAAGAAAACGAATCTCCGGGGCAACACTTGCCTCGGAGATTTTTTGTTCTTATACAATTTAACGATTGCTATACCTTTTAACGATTTACTACATATTTTAACGATACTCCCATACCTTTTAACGATAACCCTCAAATCGTTAAAAAGTGGTGCATTATTGAAGTCGCTGTTTTCGGACAAAATAAAAGAAATGGCAACCACAGCACCGAAATCTGTGCCAAGGTTGCCACTTTACCTATTAAAGCAGCTATTTTTCACTTATATCGCTCCATTTTTGTATTATCTAAGTGGTCTATATGTCAAAGTAGTGATCTACAATTGTCCACTCCGGATGCTGCTTCGCAATGCCTTCATACCATGCCTTCTGGTTCTCCATAGCATTGACCTGTGCTTCATGCTCGGTGGAAACACGGCCATAGATCACTACCCGACGGGGTCTATTCAAAACATTATCCACGGACGCTCACCTCCCTTCAGTTACAAATTACCTGATAAACTCAGGCCGCCGGGGCGTACTTGGTCAAGATACTGTGGTACGTCTGGGCGTCAATAACACCCGCTTCGTACAGCGCCGCAATCAGCTTGATTGCCGCCGATGTGTCTGATATAATCGAGTTAAGCATAATTGGTTCCTCCCATCTTGTTCAAAAATAGCCATCGTACTCATAGAATTACACATAGAATAAGTACACGGCTATATTGGG